GTGTTTCGTTTATATCTATTACTGTTCTTGTGCTAAATATTTTTAGCTGGTTTGGATCGTCCATATACAAATTACCTTTTTGATCTCTAAAATAAGGATTTGACGGTACTTTGCCTTTTGGTTTTGTTGTCTTAACGGTTGCTTGTATGCTTAACTCGTTCTTTTCTTCGACGCCGATTTTAATATCAATACTGATAGATCCGCCTTTGTTGTATTCGTTTATCGCTTGCATAAGCTCTTGCAATTCAAAATCAATACATTTGCCTAGCTTTACTTGGCGGTTTTTGCTGTCGATAGTTCTTGTAGTGAGTAATAACTCTTTAAACCCTACCGCTTGATTGTCTATTGTGCTGTCTGACATTCTTCTGCCTCCTCTACTTCTTCATTTTCTACGCACATTTTTTCTTTTAAAAAGTTTAATTCTTTTTGCATTTCTTCATCAGTTAAGATTTTGAACTCTACACCGTCGAAAGTTTTAAAATTTTCAAAAGGCGGTAAGCCTTTGGCAAATTCGATAAGTTTTTCGTCTGTATCGAGTTTGTTATCTACTATTAGCGACGGAGGAATGATTGTTATTGCTGTTTGTTCTCCTCTAACAGCTTTAATCATTGTTCCCTCTACCTTTAAATGCCCTACAATATGTTTTGCTAATTCCCTTTTGTCTATAAAGTCGATAATTTCTCTGTAAGCCATATAGCTTACAATTCCTACCGCCATACCTAAACGCAAATTCTTTTCTTGTTCTTCGGTTTCGGCTTTTGTGTTGATGTAGTCATTAAAAAATCTTGAAAGTGGATCGTCTGCGTCGTAAGTTTGTGTTACCGTTTCGGCGATCATTTTTGCTACTTCTTCTGTCAAAAGCTCCTCGTTAAGTTTTTTGTAAATTTCGTCATTGAAATTTTTAACTTCCGCTTTCTCTTTTTCTGTTTCCTGTGTTTGTTCCTGTTCTTTTTCTAGCGTTTCTGTCATAAATCCTCCTTTAATATTCGCTAAACTTCCTATTAAACAGTAAATCCCACTTACTTATTTTGTAGCGGGACTTAAATTCTTCATCTGATAAATTCTTTATTGCTATTCCGTGTACTTGTTCGTGTATGAGTACCGGTAGCAATATAAGTTTTTGTTTTATGCCTCTTTCCTTGTACCATTGCTCATTATCTCTATAATGTTGTTTTTCAATAAAATGGTGCAAATTGAAAAGATAATGGTTATAATCATTCGTCGATTTTATCCAAAAAATCTGTTTAAGTTTTCCGGATCGGGTTAAGACATAAATATCAAACTCTTGTATGTCTTTGTTCATATCGTGCTTACGCATTTTAAACTCCCTCTCTCGCTCTTTAATTCGATATTCCATATCGTAAATATCTGAATTGGTTATATTGTATTTTTCTTTTAAAATCATTTGTCTGATTATAAGATGTTGCATTTCCTCAAGCGGACATTGGTAAGTCATTAGCTCCGCCCTCCGTAGGTACGAGTATATATTCGTCCCAGTTGCAAGGTTGCCCAAAACGATTACAGCCTTTTTTTGTGCGGTTTTCGATTTTGTATTTATTACCTTGTAATCTTAAACGGGTTCTTAAATCTCGTATCACGCTTGGAGCGTGCCTTATACCATAAATAGCGTGGCATTGTAGATTTGTTATACTTCCGAACTCCTCTAAATGCCATAAGACTTTATCGGCTTGGGTTTTCTTGCAAAAGTCCTTAAAAAAGAAAAAACTCAAACACTTTGGTATTTGAGAGTAAAAGACTTTTAATTGTCGCTTAAATTCTTCATAGTTTTTTATAAAGCTCCGCTCTAATATTATATCCATTAAGCTGCCCTCCTTTGTCTAAAATCATCACCAGTAAGGGGAATGTAAATAAAATCTTCTGTTAATCTGCTTATAATTGATTTTCCCCTGTCTATTGTTGTTCCGTTTACTGTTGTTACATAATTTCTTTTAATTTCATCAAGTCCGTTTTCGGTCGTGATTATTGTCGGTTTCATTGCCTCATATCGTTCATTAAAGATAAGATAAAGCATTTCACAAACCCATTGTGTGCCTGTTTCCTTGCCTAAATCATCAATTAAAAGGATTGGGACATTGATATAATCATCAACCTTAAAATCTTCTTTGATCTGATAAATCATTTTAGCTACATTGATAACCTTAACGGGATAGCCTCTATTAAGTAAATCGTTTGCGATCGCACAAGCTAAATGAGTTTTACCAGTTCCGACGCACCCTTGACCTACAAAAATTATACCTGTGCCGTCCTCTAGCTCTTTATCTATATTTTGAGAATAGTTTAAAGCTAATTCATAAGCATTTTTTTGTGCTGGTGTTTCGATTAAGAAATTTTCAAAAGTTCTTGTTGTAAATCTTTTGCTTAAATTTGCCTCTTTTTTAAGTTTTTCAGCAACTCTAAACATTTTTTGTTTTTTGCAAAAATCAATAACCGCTTTAATGTCTTTATTTTCTTGATAAAGCAATAACGCTTGTTTTTGTATGTCGTCGTCCGCTTGCCTGTATTCATCAATATAGATTAAATCGGTTTCTGATTTTACATATTGTTGATATTGCTTTAATAAATCCATTTTTACCTCCTTGATAAGCTCATATAAAAATCTTCTTTTTCTGAATTATTTTTTTGCGGGGCGGGGTTATTGCCTCCGCTTTGTTTTTCCCATACCGCAATTATTTTTTGTTTCCAATTCTTTAGAGGTTTACCGTCCCGATCTTTCCAATTAGAAACATTGTAATAATCAAAAAATCTCTTATAATCTACATTGTTTTTTCTTTCATCTAAACAGTAGGTTTTTACTTCTTCTAATGTAGGAGGTATAAAATCTTTTTTTGCTCTTTTTGGTTTTTCCTTATCTATACTTATTACATTATTACATTCTTTCATTATTACATTATTGTTTATAGTGTTGCCGTTATTCTGCCGCTGTTCTGCCGTTATTCTGCCGTTATTCTGCCGTTCGTGTTGCTTTTGATAATTTTCAATAGTCTGATAACGGTCGTAATTATTGACTTTGATTACTACGCCTCGTGTGGTTTTCTGTGTTGCCAAAATTTGGACTTTTTCGCTTTTTGCCCATTGCAAAAACTTGTAAATCTGATCTTTTGTTACCCCGCTTGGCTTTTCGTCTGAAAAATTAAAAAAGTTACTTCCTCGAGGAAATAACCCGTCTTTGTGATTAACCTTTAAAAGAATATAGAGAAAGATTTTTAAATACTCGGGCGGTTTTCTCCATATTTCAGATGTGAGAATTTGCCTCGATAACAGAATACAACCGCCCTCTATAATCTCATTATCAATTCGCATTGTCCCTCTTACTCCTCTATTGTTTCGTAGCCCTCAAGCTCATCATTCCATTTAACTCTATTCCAGTCGTAAGCAATAACTTTGATTTGAGATTTTGTAATTTGATTACCTTTTTCGTCTAATTTGCCCTCAAGCTCTTTAGGTGTAAATCTATTTTCGTTTAATCGTCCTTTAATCGTAATGTAATCGCCCTCTTTTACATTTTCTCCGACTTCTTCTGCTAGATTTCTATTAGAATTATTGAAAAAATCTACAAAAAAATTGCTCCATTTATCTTCGTTCTTTTTTACTCCTAGTCCGATTGTGCAAACAGCTCCGCCAGTTTCAAAGTATTTCATCTCTTTAAATTTGCTCACTCTGCCTGTTAAAATTACTGAATTTGTTTTTACTCTTGACATAAAAATCTCCTTTAATTGTAATAATTCTCGTATTTATTTTTCATAGCCTCGTTTATTTCGCCTTGTTGCATAAATTTGATAATACTTTGTATTCCTGATATTTCCGCTCCAAAGGCTTTTAAAACTAGCTCAAGCCCCTTATATTCTTGCTCGTATTCGTTCATATTAGAAAAGGTTGTTATTGCCTCATCTGAATATATAGGATCTGCAAAAAGCATAGGGATTTTGTTTTCAAAGGCGGCTTTATTCTTATGTAAACCCGCCTTATAAACCATTACCGTTATTTTATTTAAACAACTTGCATATTTTTTGCGTGCCTCGTAATAAGCAAAAGCTAACTCTTTCATATCTTTAGCCGTGCTTAAAAGTTGCTCCGAAAAGTCCTCAACGGCTGGGACTTCTATTTGCTCCTCGTCCATTTTCTCCCCCGTCTTGTAGCCTATTCGTCAAAGTCTTTAAATGGATCGCTCGCCGGTTCTGTTTTTACCGTGCTTACTTCCGCCTCGATAACGTCCTCTTGATTATCTACATATTGAGGTTGTCCGTTTTCGTCAATCATAGCCATATCGTTAGACATAGCGGTTTGAAATTCAACCGACATAATACCCCATTTACTGATTAGCTGGCGTAACATTGTTTTAAATGCCATACCGTCAAAATCTTTAGACCAATAACTATATGAATAACCTTTTTTAAGGTCATATCTATAAGCCTGTGAGTATTTCTCGGCGTGTGCCTCCATTTTAGCCTTGCTCCAATACATTGACTTTTTAAAGCCGTTTAAGAGTTCAAAATAAGCATAATAGCCGACTACTGGGAGATTTTCTCTTTCGTCGTCGTCCTCGATAAATTCTATTTTTGGTTTTCCTGTAAATTTATCTTTGCCTAGATATTCGCCGTCCCTGATTTCTATAACATCAAGATCCTTGTAATTTCCTGATCTCATAGCTAATTGAATATAGCCTTTATATCCTAGCTGGAAAGTTGCAACAACTCTTTTTAAATTTCCGCTCTTGTCGTTGTCTTTAAAAGGTACTATGTAATAGTGCCCTAACTGCGGGCTTGGGGATAGTTTTAAACTTTCGCCCAAAAGTGCACTTGCTAAAATTGTACTGTGTTCACATTCTGCAATAGCTGGGTTATTTGATACAAGGGAAACAATAGAAGTTATGAACTTTGCCCCGTCTTTTCCCGCTATCATTTGATTTATTTTATTTTTTACGGCGTCCGAAGTCATAAAAGTTGAAAAAGTTGATTTCTTCGCTGGTGCTTGTGTTAAGCTATTTGAGATTGACATTGTGCAATTCCTCCATATTCGATATTATTTGCTTTTAAGTATTCGCCTAATGCTATTAGTTGAGCTTTTGTCCCTCTTACAAAAAATTCTTTATAATAAATTTTCTCTGTAATTGGAGTTACATTTTGCTCAATTTCCGGCGTTTGCTCGTCGATTAAGACGGGTTTAACTTCCTCTTGGTGTATTTGTTCATCTTGGATAGTTTCACGCTTGTTAATCGCCGTTTTAAGATTTTCGAGGCGTGTTTTTTCTGCCATAGCTAGACCAAAATCTAAAGTTGTTAGATATTTGTCTTTTACTTGCAATGCTAAATCAGGATCAAGTTTTAGATCGTCTATTATGTTTAGATTTCCTTTTACTTTTCCGATTGTTTCGACAATTTCTTTTTCAATATTTGTCATTTTATAAGTAGAGTTTAGCCATTTTGTATTAAAAATCTTATCAAGTGGCAAGATTTCTACTAAATCGCCAATAGCTGAATTATAAAAGTCTGTAATATCTACTCTTTTTGCCTCCATTCTTTGATTATCAAAGTTTTTGATTTGAGTATCTATTGCCAAAATCGGCTTATCAATTAAACTTGTAAGCTCTTTAACCTTTACCTCAAAGTCGTTATAAGGTTTCATACATAACGCTTTTATTTCTTTTCGGCGTGTTTCGATTGCCTCTTTGAATTTGTTTAAGCCCGCTCTATCTTCTTTGGCGTTCTTAACTGTTTCCTCTGTGTATGTGAGGTTGTTGTATTTTTCAAGCCTTGTGCTTAATTCTGTTTTGAGTTCGTCAAAATTAAACTCAATCGCTTGAATAAATCCGTTTTCGCTTTCGGGATTTATTAGTTTAAATTCCATTGTTTTGTCTCCTTTCGATTTCTTGTAATTCTGATTTGATAGCGTTTATAAGAGCGGTTCTAAATTCCGCCCAAAATAAAGCAATTAGCCATACACCAAAAAATATAATTGGTGTAATAAATAACCATTTAAAAAATTTTTTCATTGTTTCTCCTTATATACTTGGTAATATTAACGGGGGCTCTTTGTCTTTTTCGACATAATGCCAAAATTCGCACTCTTTTTCGAGCAAATAGTTTATATCGCTTGTGTGCTTTTCCCGTAAGATGTGATAATGTTTTGTTGTAAGCTGGGTTTCGTCCCCTACTGTATGTTTGATTTGTGCTTTTAATTTACAAAATTGATAATCGCTATCAATAATGAAATAATGTAAAACCTGACAAAAGTAATTCATAGGGATTTTTTTGTCCCATTTTTTCCAGTCTTGAGCCCGTCTTATTTCGGTTGTTTTACATTCAAAAATACCTTTTAAAGCTGTTTTGACTTCTAATAATTCGCCGTCTAAACTTGCTCGGATAAAATTAAAATCTTTATGTATATGTAAATCATAAGGGCTATGGGTTACTTCATATTGTGGATAATCGAGCTTAAAAAGTTCTCTTAAATATTCCTCCGCTTTCTTGCCATATATTACGCAAGGTTTTCGGCTTATATCTTCGCTTTTTGCTCGTCCTGTTTTTTCTCGCCATAGCTCAACATTGTTTTTATAAGGGTTTAACCCTAAAAGACTGGCTACATCTGATCCGCCTATACCTTTGGATCTTCCTGTGTGCCAGTCTTTTTCGTTGTTAATTCTTTCTATTATATGCCCCATAATATAGCCTCGTCCATTTCTGCCTGTATTTCGGGGTAGTCGTTGTGTTCTTCCCAATAATCGCAATCGCATTCTTGGCAATTTTCGCAATTATAAACGGGCTCTCTTGCGACGTCCCCGTCCTGTGGTTCTAAATGGACTGCTACGACTTTTGGCTCACAAGGGGCTGTGTGTTGTTCAGCCTGTTTAAATAGCCAGCTATCGTAATCGGTCATTATGCCACCGCCCTATATTGTAAAAGTTTGTTGTAGTAAAAATCTAAATCCGCTGGAGTCTTAATAATCTCTTTTAGTGTGATGTCTGCTCTTTGGAAAGCTGGGATCTCGATTTGTCCTGTTGTAGCGTCTTGATCCTCGTAAAATTTGATTACCGCTCCTCTGATTTCAAAATATTTGCGTCTGTTTTCTTGTCTTAATTTAATTAGTTTTTGTGCTTTCTTATTATTGATGAATTTTTTAATATTATTAAACATTTTTTACCGCCTTTCTTTTTATAAAGCCCCGCCCCATTCCTGAAACGGGGCAATATATGATTAAAAATTTTGTGTATTCGTCTTTACTGCTCCGCTTATAGCTTTCAGCCCGCTTAAAGCGTCTTACTCTGCGTCGGTAGTCTTACGTTATTCAGTTGTCAAAGTGCTGATTTTTCGCATTACAAAATAACGCTATTTAAGGGTTCGCCCCTTGCGTTTATTTTTTTTGTGTGTTAAAAATTAAAATGAAGTATTAAAAAAGTTATGCGGCTAAAGCCATAATTTCTTCTTTAATTTCTTCCCAATGATCCATAACATAGGTTAGCGATCTTTCGATAAGGATATTACGGCTTTTTATTTCCGGAGTTTCCTTAACGAACGTAGCACACCTATCAAGCAAATCAATAGGAACATTCATAGTTGTATTAGGTTTCCAAATCTTCTCCATAATTTCGCCTTTTCAATTTGTTTGTTCGTTCGTTGATTGTATTATTGCACAATGTCAAACAAATGTCAAGCATTTTTTTAAATTTGTGTCAAACAAATGTCAGAGGACGGGTAAAACTATGAATACGACTGAATTACAAGAAACTCTACAAAAGTTAAATTATGGTAAACTTACTAATCGTGAGTTAGCTTTTATATGGGGAATTGATGAAACTAGCGTTAGTCGTAAGAAAAGATTAGGGACACAATTAACTACTAAAGAGATTGAGGCTGTCGAAAAAAAGATTGGCAAAAGTTTGACATCAAATAATAATGAAGATGAGTTTATGGATATTCCCGTGCGTGGGGACGTTTACGCCTCTATGGGTTCAGGGATAACAGTTTATAACGAGGATCAGACAGGCGTTTATAAAATAAGCCGTGAGCTTGCCCGTGATATTGGCGTAAGTTTAAGCAATACTCAAATGATTTTTGCCAGCGGGGACAGTATGACGCCAACTATTGAGGGTGGGGACAGTCTTTTAATAGATTTGAGCAAAAAAGAAGTTTACGACGGGCGTATTTATTGCGTAAGGATTGAGGGGCAATTATACGCTAAAAGACTACAAAAGATCCCGCCATATCAAATTAAGGTTATTTCCGATAATAAGGAAAAATACGATCCTTTTTATGTTGATTTCTCAAAAAATATAGATTATGATTTTGAAGTAATCGGAGAGATCCGCTGGTGGGGGCGTGTTGCTAGATGAGGGAAGTTTTTTTATTTATATGTGGTTTTCTCGTTGTTTTTAGCCTTTTAATGTGGTTTACTGATAATTCGGTAAGCTGTGATAAAATTCCAGCGGGAGAGCGTTATAAATATGCTCGTGTGTCGGTCAATTCTGATAAATGCGTTATGATGTCGGAGAGTGAAATAAAAGACAGTTTGCTAGAGGCTCAAAGAGAAAAAATCGAGGATCTACAAGAAAAACTTTTATATACGGAGGCTGAAAGAGATTGGGCAATCCTTGAAATGGAAGAAAACAGCCCCGACTAGAGCTGTTTAAGTTTGTCATATTCCTTTTTGCTTATTTCAACAAGCGTTTTATCTGTTATACCATATTCTATTGCGTCGCATAAAAAGTCGTGTTCTGCTAATAAATCGCTTAATTCGTATTCATCTATATTGTTTGTAAGTGCAATTTCTTTTATAATATTTTTTTCCAGTTCTCTATGTTTTCTGATAATAGTTATTATTTGTTTTATCATCTTGCAAGTTTTGGAGTTTATTTTTAATAAAATTGGGTTTTTGTATTCGTCTGCTGTGTCTTTATTCAGGTTATAGTATTTCATTAAATAATCCTCCTAAATTTGCCTAGATTTATGAGGCGTCTTAAATTCTTTGTCCCGCCGTTCTTTTGGAATATTTCCCATTCTCGATCTGTCATTGATATAGTATGGCTTTTAGATAAGTTTTTTTCTTCTTTCGATTTTGTGTGAATATCTTTAGGGCGTCCCGCTCCCTCTCTTTTCCCGCCGTGCGTGTTTTTATTTTCCATTGTTCGCCCTTTCTTTTAAAATTTCGTTTATTAGCTTTTTAAGTCCTTTTAGTTCCTTTGTGGTTAAATTATCAAGGATCATTCTGTCTTGTAGTTTACTTATTTCTAGTATGTGTGTTTTTATGATTTTGTTTATTTCCCCGTATTCTTTCCCGAAAATAATGTTATTGCCGTCCCGCTTTGCTAAAAGCTTTGTTGATAGCGTTAAGGGTGCTAGGTTGTCTATATATTGCTCTTGCATTGTTTCGCCTCCGCATTGATTTTGTTATAAAGTTTTTGTTTCTTTTGTTTGTTGTATTCATACCATTTTTTTAAATAGTACATTTCTCCGTTTATTCTTGCTATTGTTCTGTTTTTCTCTGCGATAACTTCGAGCAATTCAGCTTTTGTCATATTTTGATATTTTTTCATTACGCAACCTCCTTTAAAAGGTTTTCAAAGGCTGTAAAATCTTTGCTTTCTCTAAATTCAATTTTTGTTTTGTTGTCGTGTTTTGTTATTAAGCAATCACGATAAATAAAGCCTTTTTCAGTTGTCAAAATGTTTTTACATTTTTCTATCGTTTCTGTGCTTTCAATTATATCATTAAATTTTGCAATATGATTTATAATGATGTCTAAACAATTCAAGTAATTGTCATTGATTAAAATTACTTGCTCCGCCTCATTGCTAATATGATCTATTGCTGGCTTTTTAGTTGTTGTTAATAGTGCCATTGAGTTTACATTTAAGCAAGTGTAATTACTTTTAAAATATTTCTCCGCTCCTTTTGCCATTTCTGCTGGAAATTCTTTTTTAATATCTTCTGCCGATTTAATCCAGCCTAAAAGCCTTGATACTTCAACATTTAGAGCTTTCATAAATTCAATGTCAAATTTAACGTGCATATTGCCGTTTTTATAGGCTCTATATTCCATAAAAACTTTGTCGCTTTTGTCGTACAATACGGTGCATTTTTCCCCGAAATTTTTAGGAATATCGCACAAGCCAATTTTAAAGCCTAAATTATTTGCTATTGTAAAAATGTCTTGTAAAGTTTGTTTTGCTCCGTTGTTGTAACTGTCGTCAAGTTTTCCGCTATACCAATGAGCACGGAAAGGGCTTGACATTATGATCCTATAATCAAGTGTGTAGTGGCTCACTTGTTCAGGGTTTTTAAAATTGTTGTGCCTCCATTCGCAACGCTCAAAAACTTTTTGATTGCTTTTGTATGGTCTAACATTGTCAGGACTTGAAAGCTCTTTGTAAAAATCGATCAATTGGTCGTTATAATATTCGTTTGCGTTTTTCAATACCCATAAAATAACTGGATAAAGATTTTCAAGCGTAAAATCAATTGTGTGCATTGTTGTAAACTTGTTAAATAAATTTTGACGGGTTTTTGATGTTAGGCGGTCGGTGATTTCTTCCAGCTCATCAAGTGCAAGTTTCCAGTATTTCGCTTTTGCTCCGCTTGCTTTCTTTTTTAATGCCTCTTTTACTGCCTTTTTGCTTATTCCGATTGTTTCTAAAATATCAACATCAAGCCCCGCAATAGCTTTAAAGTGATTAAAAAGTGTTGCGATCTCGTCATTATAAAGATCTACAAGTGTTTTTGCTTTGCTTTGCTCTGCGTTTACAAGTTTATTTTTTATAATTTGCTCTTGTTCTCTTGCTTGCTCCCATTCGTTTACGTCTTTTTTATCTCTCATTTTGAAAGTATCATCAAACCATTGATCAAAAGCTGTTTTGTTGTATTCGTCTAAATCTCTGTATCTGTCAATGTCTTTTCTTGTTATTCTGATAATTTCGACTTTTGCTCTTGCTTGGCGTTCTGCGTGTAGAAAATCAGCAGATCCCAAAGTTAAGGCAATTGAGCCAGTTTTTTTAAGTGCGTTTTGTATTGCCTCGCTATTTTTCCAGCGTTCCGGAATAACTAAAAAGATCCTTTTTGTGTTTGCCTCATAAATTAGTCGCTCCGTCCATTGTTCAAACTCGCTGTAAGGAGGATTGCAAAAAATGTTATCTACTGGCTTATCTAGTAGCATTGTAGCGTTGAAATCAGTTCCCAAACAAATTACATCTTTTTCCATTTTTTCAAGCAAGATTTTTGATTTTTCGATAACATAATAATTGCTTATGCCTTTTGCCTTGTCGCTTTCGTTTGGTTGCAAATCGTAATTATAACCTTGTCCGCTTTTGTATGAGTTTCTAAAAGCTGTTTCTTTTGCGTTGTAGCGGTCTTGTTGTTCTTTTGCGAACTCTAAAAAGTATTTTCTAAAATTGCAAGTCCCCGCCCCTATGTCGAGCCACTCGCCCCAGCTTGGAGCAGCCTCGTAAATAGTTTTAATCATTTCTTTAGTTGTTGGATAAAATTCAAAATCTTGCTCGTTTTCTTTTAATTCGTTTATTAACTGATTTATTGACATTTTTTATTGCTCCATTTCTTTTAGTTTTTCGTTCATTTCTGCGACGTGCTGGCAATAGCTGTAATGTTCGCATACTCTCTCGCACCTGTCTAATTTTGCGGTTATTGAGTTAATTGGGCATTTTATCTCCATTGTACAGATCCCGCCCCCTTTGCTTGGTTTTCTATCTGCCATTTTTTAAGCCTCCGTTACTTCTACATTATTTATATTTAAGTCGCCTAAATAGTTTAAAAATTCTTGTAATGTGCCCTCGTATTGGTCGTAAATTTCGCTTGGTACTTCAAATTTAATTGTTACTTGTGTCATTTTGCTTTATCCTTTCTTATATCTCTAGCCATTTCTTTGTTTGTTCTTCGCTTGGTATGTAATTAAACCAGCCCGCTCGATATAATTCTTTTGCTATTTCTTCTAATGGTATTCCGTTTTTATAATCTTCTTTTAAACTTTGTTTTATACTTTTTGCAAATATCATTTTTATCCTTTCTGCCCCGTGCGGGGCGTGTGCCCCGTTTATGCTACTGTTTGGAATGTGTCCCATAGATTAAGTGTTTTTTGTTCGCTTTCTTCTGTTTTTGCTGTTGTGATTTGTTTAACTTCTGCGATCTGTGCTGGTTGTTGTTCTGTTGCTCCGTTTTGTGTTTGTTCTGAATTAAAAACGCTGTAACCTTTATAAAATACTTTTGTTTGTTCTTCGCCGTCCTCGTCCTCTTTTGTGTTTACTATTGCTAATGTGATATAAGTTCCGTGCTCTCCTTTTCTGATTGAGTTTTTGTTATTTTTATATTGTGCAAATGTGCTCCATTCTGTTGATTTATAACCTGTCAAAAGCATTTTTAACTCTAATTGCCATACGTTCCAGCCTGAAAAATTATGTTTAGTTAATGGGTTTCTGTGGTTTGCTGGTCTTAATCCGTTTTGCCAGTAAGCTACAAATAAATGTTGATATGCAAAACCTTTGTATTTTTCGTTTAATTCTCTTGCGATTTGTTCTTTTTTTGCTCTGATTTCGTCGCTTTCTTCTTTGTCATTTCCGTTATAAAGATCGTTGTATGCTTTTTTATCAATGTTTTTTAATGCTTTTTCTAATTGGTTGTGGATTTCTTTTAAAATGTCGTTTCCTTTTTCTCCGTAAATGTCAGGGTGATAAGTTTTAACTAATTCTTTGTAAGTTGCTTTTAATTCTGTTTCGCTTTTGCAGTTTGTAAAATAGTTTGTCATTTTTTTATCTCCTTTTTTGCTGTTTGCGTTCCTGATACTTTCATTATGGATCATCTTGATTTTTTGTCAAGTGTGGAAAATTCAAAAAAGATTGTCAAATTAGGCTCAAATCCATGCCCAGCATGAAAAAAATTCAAGTTTACAATTCGTTACAAATCATTCAAACGGAGGATAAACCCGCTTAATTTTTTCCTGTTTTTTCTGTGTGGAAAAATGGAAAAATAAAAAAGGGTTGTTTTTCTCTTGTGGTTTGGGTTTGGTTTGGGCGGGTGTGCGTGGAATAAAAAAGAAAATTGAAGAAAAATAACAGAAAATTTAATTTTTTCGGGAAAAATTCGGGAAATTTTTGGGGGCTGTTTTTTCGTTCGTTGTAGATTTTTTAAAAATAATAATAAAAAATAAAAATAGCCGTTGATCCAAGACGCTTAAATGCTGTAAAGCGGTGGAGCTTAAAAAGCCCGCATAAGTTTAAGTGTATTAAATCAAAAAAGCGGAGGGGGTTTTATTGTCTTTAAATTCCGTTTACTGCTGTAATATCGAGAGTAAAGGACGAGTTTTTATAATTCCGCCCGCTAATTTTATGAGGAGAGTTTTAATTTTTCTTGATGAGTGCCCGATCTGTGGTCGCTCTCGTGCTTTAATTAAAAATGTGGATTTTAACGGTAATATTTCAATAGTTGTAAATCGTTCAGGGGCAAAGGCTTTAGAGCTTTTAGATCGCTATAATGTACAAAATGCGGGCTTGCATAAGGTTGAAAACGGTACTAAAAATAATATGGGCTGGTACTGGTGGGACGGCTCAAAAGATGAATGGGTGCGGGATTTCAACAATAAAAAAGTTTTCAAATTAGATCAAATTAAATCAAATCTTTTTCATAATTAGACATTAGGATTATTGGCGGGGAGCTGTTCACTCCCCTTTTGTTTAAGGGTTTTTAATGTTCAAAGCGTTGTTAAAATTCTTATTTGTTATAGTTCCGTTTTTTATTTTGGGCGGGCTGGAGCTGGTGTTTTTACACAAAAGAGAGATTTATTTATACGCTTATGAAACTAAACCGCAACCAAAGAAGAAAAGCAAAAAAGATTTGAGGCGGGAGGCTATAAATAGCTTTTTAAAAGATTGTTATAAACAAAAAGGATCAAATTAAGTGAATGACAAAGCGAAAACCGACAGCGAAAGAATGGGACAAAATCAGGACTTTATACCTTAAAGGGGAAAAGCCCCGTTTTATCGTGGAAAAATTCCCCGAGCTTGATATTACAGCAAAGGGAATAAGTACAAAGTTTTCAGCTAATAAAACAACCGCAAAGCGGGACAAAATAAAGGATAAAGTCGAGCAAAAGCTATTAAGTGAGATCCAGCAAGAACAGGAGCAAGCAAACAGAGAGCTAATAAAGATTAGTAAAAAGATTGTTTCTGTGGTCGCTCAATACCTTGAAAATGAGGAGTATAAAGATTTTGCGGGCTTTACAAAAAAGGGTTTTTTCTGTGAAACATCAGAAACGACAAACACTAGGGCGTTAAGAGAGATTGTAAAAGCTCTTGCGGACGCTCAAAAAATACAGCGTTTGGCGTTGGATATGGATAACAAAGACGAGGCGGAAGATATGACACCGCCGACAATTAACATCAATTTGGGAGATTTAAAAAATGAAAGTGAGCCCGATTTATAGCAATGTTTCTTTTGGTTATTCATCACCATTGAAAACACTTTATAAAAAGGGCAAATTACCTGTCAAATATGACTTTTACGGCAGTAAATTAACAAATAAAAATGTAACGCTGGAGCATTTAAAACCGCACTCACAAGGCGGGAAAACAAATTTAAAAAATTTGGTGCTGGCTACAAAAGAAAACAACCAGTTAAGAGCCGACAAAGACATAAAAGAGTTTTTAGATATGCAGAATGTCAAACGATATTTAAGCTATTTTCAGGGGCTCAAGTTCAAAGATTTTGACGGGGATCGCTATATAAGAGGAATTTGGGAAACAATTAAGGAGCTAACAAAATGATCGAGTTTACGGAGTTAATTATTAAAAAATTCCGTGCGGTCGCTTATTTAATCTTTACTTACGCTTATTTACACTTTTTCTTTAAAGGTGGCAGAGGCTCAACAAAATCAAGTTTTATTGCGTTGATCCTAGTTGTTTTAATGGTTCAGGATAAAACATTTAATGCGGTTTGCATTCGTAAGGTAGCGGACACGCTCCAAGACAGCGTTTATAACCAAGTTATTTGGGCTATTGAGCAATTGGGATTAACTCAATATTTTAGATTTAAAACAAGTCCTTTACAGATAATTTATAAACCGACTGGGCAAAGGTTTTATTTTAGAGGGTGCGACAGAGCGGAGAAAATAAAATCAATAAAATGTAAGGTCGGATATTTAAAAGCTGTTTGGTTCGAGGAGCTGGCGGAATTTTCAGGAATGAAAGAGATCCGAACAGTTACGCAATCAATCGTTAGAGGCATAAGCAATATTTTATGTTTTTATTCGTTCAACCCTCCAGAGGACGGGAAAAACTGGGTAAATGAAGAAGTCGAAAAGCCTAAAAAAAATAGATATGTTAGCCACTCAACTTATTTAGACGTACCGCCTGAATGGTTGGGAGCTGATTTTCTACAAGAGGCGGAGGACTTAAAAGAACATAAGCCCGACGATTACAACAATGAGTATTTAGGACTTACAAGCAAAACTACATTAAATATTGTCAAAAATTTTGATAAAAAGACGCAAATTAGACCGATTATTTATGATCCCGATAAGCCTTTACACTTAACTTGCGACTTTAACGTCGATCCAATGTGCTGGATTATGGCTCATAAAACAGAGGAAAAAGTGTTTTATTTTGATGAGCTTGTAATGGAGAACACGCACACGGGAGAATGCGTCGAGGAGTTTATAAGACGTTACGGAGATCATAGAGGCAAAATCATTATAAACGGGGACGCAAGCGGAAATTATCGAAGTTCTACAAGTGAATTTACAAACTACGCAATAATTTTAAAACGATTGCGTGAACATTTTGGCAATGACCGAGTAGAGCTCCATATAAGAGATTTTAACCCTCCGATTATTAACAGAATTAACGCATTTAATCAGAGAGTTAAAACAAACAAAGGCATATTAAACATTTACATTGATCCAAAGTGTAAATGGCTCATTTATAACATTGACAATCTCAAATTTAAAGCCGGTACAAGCAAAATTGATTTACCGACACAAAAAGAAATTGAGAGAGATAAGGACAAGAAATTTTTAGGACACCCTTACGACGCTGCGAGCTATCTCGTTGAGTATTACTGGGCTGTTATTGATACAAAAGCAAAGAGGTAACAATGGATTTTATTTACGAGTTTGAAGATCAGACCTACAATTTAAGCGAAGATAAAGCCAAAAAAGTGGCAAGCGAAATTGTAGAGCGTTATTCAGCATTACACGAGGCAAGAAAAACACAAATAGACGAAACAAACGCTTTAAGGGACGAAATTTATCAGCGTAAATCTTATGTTGAGGACGCAGAAACAGGCTATAAAAAGTTTAAACTTCCTGAATTGGCGGAACTTGCAGAAAGTTTTAAGGCTCATTTATACGAAAATGTGTATAAAACTCCTGAAAGTATGTTTGATTGTCAAGGAGAGGACGAAATAAGCCAATCTCACGCCTCAACCCAAAAGGCAATGCTTGTTAATGCGTTTTCTAAAATGAAATTCCCTCAAGAAATGGAAAAAATGACAGAGTGTATCGTTGATAGTGGCGAGGCTGTTTTATTTGTTGGCTGGGAAAGACGAGTTAAAAAGGTAAGACGCAAAAAGAATGTTATTGAAAAGCTAAAAGATAACATTATAACTAACTTTACGGGGCTTTTTGGCGGTGTAGAGAGTGCAAATGTGCATTATCAACGCTTACAAGAGAGCAAACGTAATTATGTAGAGTATGAAAAGTTAATTTATGAGGGTGCAACCGTTAAAACTCTTGATAATTTAGAGTTTGTGTTTGATCCGTTCAAGTCTGATGATTTTGAAAATTCTGATATGATGTATCGAACTCACAAGACTTATGACGATATTATCAATAATAAAAACTACACTTTAACCTCAAAGGCTAAAGAGGAATTGAAAAAGGTTGAGGACGATTTCAACCGTGAAGAATATCAGATCAAAAAAGACGGGGACAAAGACAAGGGCAAAGACGGTTTAATCGAGATTATTGAATACTGGGGCGACATCAAGATCGATAATAAAATGATTAGAAACTATTTAATCGTGGTTGCTAATCAAACGCATATTATAAGATTTGAGCCTAACCCATATTTGCATAAGCCTTTTGTATATGGAAATATTCTCGAAGATCCCGACACTCGCAGAGGCATAAGCTCGTTAAGAGTTGCAAAATCTTTAAATGATATTTCAAGCGAAATTTTATCAAAGCAAGTATTTTGTTTGGATTTAATTATAAACCCTGTTTGGTTATCACCTAAAAAAATGCTTGATAAGGACGTCAAAATTAGATCGGGTAAGGTTATCGAGTATGAGGCGGACGAATTAAGTAAAACGGGTTTAAAACCTGAAAGGCTTGATTTTACTGGTGCATTGACTGGGTTCGATTTTATTTCTTACTTTAAATCTCTAATCGAGAGGGCAACCGGCATATTTAAAAATATGGTCGGAGCAGAAGAAAGCAGAGATCGAACAGCAACCGAAACAAAAGCAGTCGTCGCTGGACAATCTACAAGGCAAAACAGAGTTACAGACAAGATTTATTCAAATATTATCATTCCAATTATTGAAAAAACAGCGGACACAATCGCAAATGAAAAATTTGGAACTGAAAATATTTATCAATTTGATAAGGGTAATAATAAAGGCGAGAAAATTCAAGTTACTGACGAGAGCAGAAACGGAAACTATCGCTATATTTACACCGACAGCAAGTCAAAAGCTGAACGCCTAGTAAGATATAAGGAAATTTTAACAGCTATCAGAGAATTTATGCAAGATCCTGAATTGCGTAAGAAAACTGATATTGTCGAGCTGTTCAAAATGACTATGGAGCAATTCGATTTTGACAATACAGGGCGTGTACTTTTGGACGACAGAGAGCAAATCGAGAAAAACGTAAACGATATGCAGAAAGAAAAGGTAATACAAGATTATGCACAAGCAACTTTCAACGGAGGAGCTCTTACAGGAGCTCAAGGATTTGACGCTAATAGCGGACAAATGGGGTTGCCTCAAGGAATACCAGAGGAGGCAGCTACTGGATTTAATCAATAAAGCGGAAAACATAGCTTATATTCAAGGATATAAAAGGGCTATGGACGATATAGAAAAAATATAAGGAGTAAACAATGGACGAAAACGAAGTAATCGAAAACCAATTAGATGATGAAACTATCGAGGAAGTGGACGAAACGACCGACGATCCCGATCTTGACGAAGAAATTGACGACGAGGAGGACAAATCAGAGGACGACGACACTATTGATCCGACTTCATCAGATGATGAGGAAGATGAGAACTTTCTAGGAACATTTAAGACTAAAGAGGACGCAGACAAGGGATTTAAGGACGCTCAAGCTAAAATTACTACTCAAGCAAATGAGATTAAAGAGCTTAAAAAGCAACTTAATATGCAAGATACGAACTCTTTACCTGATGTTGACAGGGAGATCCAAGCAGTTCAAAGCAAAGTAAATCAAGATTATGCACACCGCTTACAGGGTTTGGGCTATAAATATAGCTCTTTTATTCCTAGCGACGCCGTGATTAACTCTGTTGATGATATTGTGGCAAATCTTCCACCACAGCAAGCCTCTCAATTTACGGCTGAATTGTTAAATATTCAAAACACTTGTAACGCTCGACTACAAGCCGAGATTAACAATGTTAAAAACAATGCAACCGCAAAATTTGAGGAGTTAAAGGCAAAAGATAAAGAACGCTACAAAGACGATCCGACTGTCTTTAATGCGTGGTATGATCCGCCGGAAACAATTGAGGGCGTTGCTGAATTAGTCGCAAATGTGCGTAAACAAGCCATTGAGGACTATATAAAAGAGCAAGCAGCAAAACAAGAGGACGACGCACACAAGAAAAAACTTGTAACAAACACGAACTCTAAAGCTAAATTTAAAGACGATCATATTTTCACAAGAGCGGAAATCGCAAAAATGAGCGATCGTGAGTTTGCAAAATATGAGGCTAAAATTAGCGAGCAAGTAGCTGCGGGCTTAGTTGAGTAACACATTTAAAAATTATAAGGAGTTAAAATTATGTCAGTAGCAACAAAAAACACAAAAAAATTAGGTGTATTTATTCCAGAGTTTTGGAGCAAAAAATTAAACAAAAAACTTGATGATGTCGGCGTAATGAAAGATTGTGTAAACAAGGATTACGAGGGCGAAATCAAACAATGTGGCGATAAAGTTAATATTCAAGAAGTTGGCGATATTGACATTTTGGATCACGAGGCAGATACTGCGTTGATCTACCAAGATTTAACAGCAACAGATTTAGCTCTTGAAATCGACCAAGAAAAATATTTCGCTTTCAAGGTTAATGATGTAACAAAAGCTCAAGCAAGCCAAAAATTAACTGATAAATATATCTCAAGAGCAGCGTTTGCAATTGAAATGATTAAAGATACTTTTCTTTTATCAAAAAGAGCAGACGTTGACGCTGCAAACGTAGTTCCAGCAAAATCTCTAACAAAAGATAATGTTTATCAAATGTTTGTTGAGTTGAAAAAATGTTTGAGAACATCAAACGCTATCTCTCAAAAAGGTAAAGACGCAGCTGGTCGCCGTCCGTGGGCAGTTGTAAACCCTGATATTGAGGCTCTTATCTTACTTTCTCCTGAAATGAAAGATAGAGGATCAGCTTTAGCGGATAAAACTATCAGAGAGGGTACTGTGTACGACTTCTGTGGTTTTGACGTAATGGTTGCAACTAATATGAAAACTGTTGAGGGTAAAGTTGAGGTTCTTGCTGGTATCGAGGACGCTATCACTTTCGCTGGTCAAGTTTCAAAAGTTGAACACTTGAGATCTGAAAGTGGCTTTAACGATTTAGTAAGAGGTCTTTATGTTTACGGTGGTAAAACATTGTTACCTAAAGGTCTTTCTAAATGCGAATGCACAATTGCAGCATAATAATAGGGGCTTAATGCCCCTATTTTATTGATTTAATGAAGTACACAAAATAAGGAGTAAAACAAATGGCAGAAGTAAATAAAAATGAAACAACTACAAAAGCAACAGAACCACAAAAGGCAACAGAGCCTCAAGTAGATGTACAAGCACTATTGAAAGCTCAAGCAGATGAGTTCAAAGCTCAATTAAAAGCTCAAGCAGAAGAAAATAAGGCACAATTAGAGGCTTTAGCTACTCGCAACAACGAGCTTGCAACTGAATTGTCTAATTTAAAGGCAAACACAGCAGAAGAAAACGCTTTATTGGGTGAAAAAATTGCTCAAGTTACTGGCGTAGAAGTAAAACCGACTTATAATCCTTTTGCAAAAAATATTTTGTATAAAGTTTTTAACGAAAAAGCTGGTATTACTACTATTATGACTGGTGATGAGGTTCAAGGTATTGTTGGTTCAATTCAAAAACATCTTAAAGAAAAATTAGTTAATGGTGCAACAAAAATTGAAAAACACCCATACAAAATTGAAAAGTATGAAAAGGCTAATAAATAGGGGGTAAATCGGTGAAAACTGCATTAGATATAATCTCTTTTATATCCTATTCCAGTAATACCGAAGTTAGTAAGGTAAGCTCGTGGGGTGCTGTAAAAAAAGAGGCACTCAACGGGCTTAACCGTGCTATAAGGGTTTTATGGAACTCAAAAGAGTGGAATTTTAGACGTAATGTTGTTGAGGAAACCCTTACACAGCTAACGCCTTATTTAAGTATGCCAAAGGGGTTAATTGCTCAAGAGGGCATTACAATTGACAATAACCCCTTGAAATACGATAAGGACATACCTTTTTATAGTGAGGCAAAGGGAACACCTCAAAGATATTACATTGACAGAAACGATCGCATAAGGTTTTATCCTCAACCTGATAAAGATTATCAGGTAAAATTTGAGCTATTCGACACAATGCCGGTAGTTGATGAGGAGGGAAATGTAAAGAGAGAATTTACAGCCTCCAGCGACGTTTTAAACATTTCTGAAAGATTGGAGGATTTGTTTATTGACTGTCTTACATACTTCTGCAATGAGATTTTAAACGGTGATCCTACTGATGAAGAATATCAGGAGCATACATTAAGATATTCAGAAGTATATAAATTGCTTGAAAAAGCAGATTTAGGAACTTATGACAACGACGAAAGTAAAGGATTTTTAATGCCGTGGCAACAATAAGATTAGGACAAAAAACTTATAACAATTTTTCGGGTGGTTATGCGTGCGAACAAGCACATATGACAGAGGATCTAGTGTCTTTTATTGGCGATAGTAAGAATGTTGATATTTATTCAACTGATAACAATAATGGCTATGGCTTTAAAAAAATGCTGGGCAATGTTCTTTATAAAGCAATTCCTAACGAAAAAATTAAGGCTCTATACAGCTATACATACCAAAAAGATAAAAACTATTTATTGGTGCATACTGTCGATAATACAGAGGGAAAATTGTATTATATTGACAGTAATTTTAATCTAACTTTATTAAAAAGGGGATTAGATAAAAACGCTGTTTATAGTTCTTTTGTTAATTTTAGTCAAACTTTACCAGATAAAAGATATTTGGGGATTTTTGGCAATGGTTCAGATCCTTTTATAAAAATCGAATTAGGAGCAGATCCGGAGATTGAGTTGATTGATGAGCTGGATAATTACGATCGACAAGTAAGAAGTTCTATTATGGAGGTCTTTTTTGGTCGTGTTTGGTGCGGTGTAGCGGATAGAGTTCATTGGAGTAAATCTTTAGATCCTTTTGTATGGTCAACAGAGGACGACGACGCTGGCTGGGTTCAATTGGATAGCGATATTGTTTCGATAACAACTTACTCGGGCGGACTTTTGATTGCTACAAAGAAATCAACTTATTATTGCTCAAAAGATACTACCGGTTTTGCTTTTACAACGCTTTCTCCTAACCACGCTGTAAGCAGTAAGGGGTTATTAAAGCACGGTAATTATGCGTTATATCTTGCTCACGACGGTATTTATCCCGTAAATGTAACTCAAGAAGATACAAAAAAAGTTGATGAAAATATAGCGTGGATTATTCAAAACTGGTTTAGCAAACGAGATTTAACGAAAAATGATGATGTATTTGCATTATCTGTAACTTGTCAAGGACGTAATGAGGTATGGTTTAATATTCCTATTTCAGGAAGTGATCAATCTCACATTTTTATATATCGTTTTAAAACAGGCAGACAATCACATTATTATTGGTTGCCTCCTCGAATACAACAAAAAATCAACTGTTTATTAGAATTTGACGGTATGATTTTGAGCGGTACTGATAACGGAGAAATTTTACAAGAATTAAAAGGTAAAACTTTTAACGGCTTGGATATTCCAGCTATTGCGGAATTTCCTGAACTTGATTTTAACGGTACGCACAACAAACAAAAATTTAAACTTTTTGCTTATGTTGAGGCACAAGAAAACAATAATTTTTATCTTGATTATTATTTCGACGGGGATATTAACCCCGATAGGCAAGAAGTTATAAGCGGGGACGATCCCGCAATGTTTGTATGGGACGAGGACGACTGGGACAGCGAAGAAAGTTTATGGGCTTGGGAGGTTCTTATGGAGTGTATGCTTGATAAACCTCGAAAACATAACCGCTTGAGGCTACGATTTGTGGCGGAAGATAGCTCACAAGATTTTACAATTAACAAGTTATCGACTACGAGAGTAAAGGTGAAAAATAAATAATGATTTTTCAACGTATTACAAAGCCCGACAAGGAAACTCTTAAATGTTTTCTTCCTTGTCGTAAATTATTTGTCTATTCTTCAAAAACTGCAATAAAACAATTGGGACGAATTATAAAAACATCAGAGCATTTTTATAAGGTTTATGATGAGGGCGTCTTTATTGGTTGCTTATTTGTTGATGATATAGATCACGAAAATAAAATTATTGAGTTTGGGGGTTTTTCGTTCAGACACGTTAATACAAGACAATCAATCAAGGAGTTAATGGCTTATTTGAGGCATTATTATCCTGATTATAAGGTAAAGGCTATAACGAGCCAAAAAACCGCCAAAATCAGCTTATCAAGAGCGGGACTAATAAATAAAAACGGAGAATATTTTTATGGGTAAAAAGAAGAAAAAAGAGAGCAAGCCTACCTCATCATACAAAATCGGGGATAGGACTGTCGCTCAAACATACTGGAACGGCAACGATTACGTTACTAAATATAATCCGACAAGCGGTGAGCAACAATCTATGAATTATTTGCAAGCTGCAATCCCTGTTGCATTCAAAGACGCAACAAGTACAGAAAGTGCGGACGAATACGCTCAAAGATATTATGATAACCAGTTGTCCGAAGTAAACTCGGCAATGTTACCACAAATGACGGCTTTAAAAGATAGCTTAATTACTGGCGGACAAGTCGGAAGTTCAACCGGTTGGAATAAGATCAAAACATTGAGCGATAGTTATAGCGATACCGTTGCAGATTTGGCAGCAAATAAAGAAAATAACGCTTTAAATTACAGAAATAACCTATTAGCATACGCTACAAACTTACAAAATGCTATGAATGGTTATTATGATTTAAGCGGTTCTATTTCTCAATTAAATACAAATAATCAACAAAGTGCTGCAAATCAAAATCTACAATATGCAAATTATAACAACCAATCAAATAATGGTAGCGGTCTATTTAACACTCTTTCAGGTATTGGTAGCCTTGCGGGTGGTCTTGGAACTCTTGCCGGTGGTTGGGGTAATTTTGCTAAAAACACAGGGGGTAAATAATGTATCAAACTTTAACACAACAAAACAAGGATTTATTACAAAATAGTAGAAACAACAATCCTATTAACCCCGTTGTAGTTGGTGTAAATCAAGGTCAAGCAATGCCTCGATTAAATTCTGTTGCGTTAAGTAGCAGACCTCAAATTGTTCAACAACCGACACAAAGTCAAGATAATTCATCAGGTAATGGATTATCAAGTATTTTAGAGGGCGGCGTTAGTTTAATGAATGGTTTGGGTGGTTTATTTGGTAAAGATAAAACAACTACTATTCCCGAAACAGACGGAGATTATGACGAAAGTATTATCCCTGATCGAGAAAATACAAGCGGTGGGGATTTAGTTTCAAACGGTAGTAAAATTTGGAATTTATATAAAACTTTTGGCAATTCTGCGGGCAATTCTGCGGCGAGTTCAACTGCTGGTAGCTCTATGGGAGGCTATGGCGGTTTAATTGGAGGAGCTTTAAATGGTTTAGGCTCTTTCGCAAAAGACGGGGATTATAAAGACGGATTGCAAGGAATTTTTAGCGTAGATAGTGAAAATCAAAGCGACGTGTCGCAAGCTCTATCAGGAACGGTAAACGGTGCTCAAATGGGTGCGTCTTTCGGTGGTCCTTGGGGAGCTTTAATAGGTGGCGTATTGGGGCTTGGTTCTTCATTCTTGGACGATATTTAAGGAGGATAAAATGGCATTTTGGAATAATTTATTAAACGGTTTAAAAGGTGGTCGAGCTCAACAACAGCAACAACCAGTACCGACACAAACACAAGCACCAGTTCAACAAGTGCCTCAAGAACAAGTACAAACTCCTATTGCTGGATCTGTGCAAAATCAACCTCCAGTACAAAATCCAGTTGGGCAAGTTCAAGAGCAAGCTAAAACCAATGCAGTAGTAAACGCTCTTAAAAATCTTGCTCCGTCAAGCTGGGACGATACTACAAGGCAAAGAGTTTTAATGACAAGTAAGTTTTTATCAGGCTTTGGAGGGACACAATACGATCCTAATCAAAGTATGTTTAATAATATTGCTCGAGGTGTTTCTAACGGTTCAAATGAGGCTTATAAACAAATTCAGAATTATAGCAATTATCAACAAGCAAAAAATATGTACGATCAAATGGGGCTCGATAGTTCAACCCTTAACCCGCTTGCTGATTATTCAGGCTTAACGGCTGATAAGTTTATAAATTTGGGCATTCAACAACGTAAGCAACAAACCGCAAGAGATATAGCGAGTGCAAAAGATAATACAACACGCTTGAAGTTGATTATGGACGGTCATAAAAACGGTACTATTTCATCTGATGAGGCTGAAAAATTGCTTAAAATCTATGGAATTGATGTCGGAGAGATTAGCGAAAGCAATCAGACTAAAAAGACAGACGCTCAAGTGGAAAAAATTAAAAAAGAAACAGAGTACGTCGGCAAGCCTAAAGTTACTGTTAATGTTCGCAAAGGTGGTACTAATTCAACTGTTGAACATAAACATACTGGAGGTAGTGGCGGAAGTTCTAAACCAAAACTTTTATATTAAATGGAGTAAATTATGGCTGTTAAAATTACCGAAGAAATGCACAGCACCTTTATAAAAAACGGTTTTACAGAGGAGGATATTGCTAATACTGTAAAACATTATAGAGGTCAAGGGCAAACAGATGATGAAATTTTCAATAATTTGAATAATAAATATAAATCATTGAGTGCTAAAAAGCCCGCTCAAACTGTCAATAATAATCAGAAGAAATCAGAAACAGTCGCACAATCTCAAAAAACCGAACAAAAGCAAGAACAAAAACAACCTCCTAAAACATTTAAAGAAAAATTTGCAGAATTTAACCAAAAATTAGAAATGCAAAATCAACAAATGAATGAGGAAGTAAAAGCTCGAGCTCGTGAAAACTTGAGAAAACGTGCGGAGTGGGAGAAAAAGCACCCGATTATTTCAGGAATACAAAAGGATTACCAGCCAGCAACCGTATTTACTAATTTTCAAAGTTATCGAGGACAAGTGCCTCAATGGGAAATGCAAGCAAAATACGGACTTAATGCTCCTATAAAAGAAAAATTAAAGACAGACGCTAAATCGTTTGGCTTAAATCTTGTTGCTCCTGTCAATATCGGTGTTGACGTTGCTACTGGTGGTAGTGGTACTGTTGCTAAAGCTGGGGCTAAAGTTGGCGTAAAAGAGCTTATAAAACAAGGAGCTAAACAAGGGGCTAAAACTGGGGTAATCGGAGGTATTACTCAAGGTATTACAAGTAGTTTGGCTGATAACGGTATATCAATGGATTTATTAAAACGTCCTTTGATGTACGGAGGAGGAGGTCTTGTTGCTGGTAGTGCTGGCGGTGCGATCCTAAATCCAGTTATAAGCAAATTAGATCCGATAATTGCCGGATTAAATAAGGGTAGAAATGCTGCAACCCCGAAACAAGTTGAAAAAGTTGTTAAGGCGGAAATTGTAGAAAATCCTACACAAAATATTGTAAAAAGCGAGGATATTAAAAATATCTCTAAAAAGGATATGGCGACAAATAAAAGAGAGTTTAAGCAAGGCGTTGAGGACTTAAAAGCCCCTAAAACTGCTAAAACTACTATTAAAATGCGTCATAAAAATAGATATTGGAGCAAAAATATTGATGATCCTTACACAAGGGCAACTCAAGAGGCTGATGAAGAATTTAATAAAATTTTAAGCGAAATTAAGAAAAATCCTGAAATTTTAAGAGATCAGGCTAAATCTATGGAGCTTGAGGCTAGACTAGAGGCTAAAACAAGTGCTCTTGAGGACGAACACGCAAGCGAGTATTGGAATAAATATTGGGAGGCTTTTACAAAAGCTGACGATTTTAATACAACAAAAGGAAATTTTGACGCTTTGAGCGGTCGAGAAACTAAAGTTAGAGGAGCGGTTAAAACAGTTGAGAAAAATATCAATTCTGATGTAGCTGGTTCGATAACAGACAGGACATATCTAACAAGGGGCTATGATGTTAATAAAGCTCAATTGGATCGTATGACACCTGATGAAATTCAAAGACTAATTGAAAGCGACGATATAAGCGATTTGAGTGTTACTGCTAGGGCAATGGATATTAAAAATAACCTTGAAAGCGGCAGTATTCCTTTATGGAAATTAAATAAATGGGCGGCAGACGGTACACCTATCGGACAAGCAATGCAAGCCCGTAGCTTATTAAAAATGGACACTCCAGAGGGTGCTATACAAGTGCTTGCCGGTACAATCAGAAAAGCAACACCGAAAAAGGTTAATGATATTATCGATAATGTTCCTAATCTTGTTGAGGCAAGCGGAGGCGGTGAGGCTGCATTAAACGAAAGTCTAAAAAGAGTAAATAAAAGAGAGCGAAAATACCTTATTGATAAGATTATGGACTTAAAAAATAAGGGTGAATTGACTAATGATAATTTAGTAAAAGTTATCAATAAAAAGTATAATGTTCCAGAAATTACGGAGGCTGATTACAAAAATATTCAAAAATTAACGACTGATATTGAAAACGCAACAGATGATAGACAAAGAGAAGTTGCGAAAGCGTTAGTTCGTAAATATATTGGGGATAAAATCCCTCGTAAATTTATGAATAAAGTAAATACATATCGTTATGCAAATATGTTATTATCTCCAAAATCAAGAATTAAAGACTTTTTATTTACTGGATTATTTCAAGGAGATCAAGCTCTTGATGAGATTATTGCTAATGGAATTTCAAAATACATAACTCAACCTACTAAAGGTGTAAAAACTCGTGAGGGTTTACATTTTGACGAATGGTTGCAAGGTCTTAAAAAAGGCTTTTCAGAGGGTGCGGAAGATGTAAAACTGGGGATTACTACCGGCAGAGCTGGAGAGGGTTCTCGTTTTGATTTACCAAAAGCAGCTCAATTTAGATATAAACCTTTGAATGAAGTAGAGGGTTGGGGGAAAGTACCTCAAGCCTTTGAAAATATAATGAGTGGTCTTGAAAAGGGCTTAAATTATTCTATCAGAGTGCCTGATCGTATGTTTTATGAGGGGCGTTATGCTAGTTCAATTGCAGATCAATTAGCCGCAAGCGGTCAAAAAGCTCCTACTGATGAAATGGTTGAGCAAGCTGTAAAAGAGGCTCGGGACGCTGTTTATCAAGGCGATACTTGGGCGAGCAAGGCAAGTTTAGGGATTAGAGATACTTTAAATAAAATTCCTATGGGAGCATTTAAAGTTGGCGATTGGACTATGCCTTTTGTTCAAACTGTTGCGAATATTTCAGAGGAGGGTTTGAAAAACGTCGGCGGTATTCCTGTTGGAGCTTATAAGCTAATAAAAGCAGATACGCCGGAGGCGTTAAGGGACGCTGAAATATTAACAGCAAAGGGTATTAAAGGTCTTGGCTTAATGGGTACTGGCTGGGGTATTGGTAAAGGTTACATTGATAGTAATATCGGAGAAAAAACGAATTACAATAATGAAATTACCGGTATGCAGCCTCAATCAATCGCAATTGGCAATAAGTCATTTTCACTTGCGAATGCTCCTAACTTGGCAATTCCTATTGCTGTTGGGCGAGCTCTTGGCGAAAAAGGTCTTAATCGTGAGGGCGGAATGCAAGCGTTACTCAATGCGGGAATGGCTGTATCTGATATGCCAGCAGTTAAGGCTGTTGGGGATCTTACAAGTATTGCTAGTAGCGGTTACGGGCAACAACTCACACCGGCTGAAATTGTCGATAACGCTGTGAGAAATCAAGGCATAAATTATTTAACTCAATTAGTGCCTATGAGCGGTTTGCAACGAAATATTAGAAACGTGGTTGATCCATACGGTAGAGAAATTTACACAGAAAATACTCCGGAATATATCGCAAATAGAGTTATAAACGGAATACCTTTTGCAAGTAAAACTCTACCAATAAAATACAATGCTATGGGCGAGCCTGTTATGGTTGATAATATCCAAAATCCAGTATTAAGGGCTTTAGGTCAAGGTATTGATTTGGGTATTAGAAATTATAATAACAACCCTACAAATAACGCACTTAACGAGTTGAGCAAAGAAATGGAAGAAAGCGACGTTAAGGGCAAAACTACAATAGCATTGAAAAAATCTAAACGAACTATAAGGATAAACGGCGAAAATGTAAAACTCGATAATGAGCAATTTAGCCAATATCAACACGAATACGGACGCTTAAATTATGTATTGAGGGAACAAGCATTAAACAATCCTGAATTTGCTAATTTAAGCAGCGAAGAAAAGACAGAGTATTTAATGGAATTGAGGCAATCAGTTGAGGAGGCTGTAAAAATTATCCAATTTGGACACGAGCCTACTCGAAAACTAAAACCTTATACCCAGCAAATATTAGATAATTACGACAAATACATAGGAGAGTAACAATGAATTTACCACATCAATTTATTGCGGGGACTAAAGCGAAATCGTCAGAGGTCAACGAGAATTTTCAGGCGGTAAAAGAGGCAATCGAAACGTGCGGGACAGATCTAAAAGGTGTTGAAACAAACCTTGAGGAATTTAAAACCACAATTGAGCCTCAAGTAATGCCCGATTACAACAATACGCTTAAAGAAAAAGCGTTTATTGTTTCAACTGCAAAAAACAGTATTACGGTTAAAGCTGGGACTATTATTAGACTTGAGCTTATGGAAGATGATATCAGATATTTGCAAGTTGATGAAGATACGGAGTACAACATTTATGAGCTTTTAGACACGGGGATTAGCTCCTTAACTGCTGGAAAAGATTATTATATTTATCTTGTTCAGAAAGATGAGGAGGACGAAGAAACCAAAGAAATTATTAAGACTGTTGAGCTTAAAGTGTCATTAAATTCAACATTCCCAGAGGGTTATAATTCAATTAACTCTCGTAAAATTGGCGGTTTTCACACTCTTTGTATAGCTGTTACAGAGGCTAACGCTCCGGCTTTAGTTGATACAAAAATTTGGAGCAAACACCCAGCTATTGGCTATAATGCGGGGGATATTATTCCTAATTCAGTATGGTGCTTAACTCATAGACCAATGTCAGAGCCTAACGGTATGGTTTATGTAGATAAAATCGACAAATGGGTTGATATTTATTTACAAGGCGGAAAAGACGGCAATCCTACATCTGTTTTTGGGGCTACCGTTATTGATACACGCCAGCAACCTAATCACCAATGGGATTTTCAATTAGTTGATAAAAAACTGGCGAGTGATAATGATTTTATGATTTTTGCAGAGGGATCTAATCAAAAAACTGCGATTTATGGTTCAGCTGCTCCTAATCCAAAAACGGCTGGCGGACATACCGATACTGCTGGTAAACGTATGATAAGTGGCTATTTTATAGAGGAATGTTGCGGTTATTTATGGCAATGGCTTGATGAAATAGCTCCGACGGGTGGATCAGGATTTAGCAATTACGACGGCTCGGCGGCTCGAGGACAATCTTACGGAGTACCTTACTGCCTCAGGGCGGGCGGGAATTGGGACCATTCCTCCTCGTGCGGTTCTCGTTCTCGCGATGCGCATTACTCTCGTTCGGCGACGGGTGCGGGCAGCGGTGGGCGGGGCGTGAGCCTCCCATTGCGTGCTGCATAGTCGAAACCGAAACCGAATGCGGTCGCAAAAAAAATATAGGTTGCAAGTTGTAAGCTCTGCCTCAAAGCGGGCGGGAATTGGAACAATTCCTCCTCGTGCGGTTCTCGTTCTCGCAATGCGAATAACTCTCGTTCGACGACGAATGCGAACAACGGTGGGCGGGGCGTGATACGGAAAGACATCATCATACAATCGCTTTTCGGCTGAATTTGTAACCTTGTCGAAATCTTCCTTGAGAAGTGAGGCAAAATACGAAGAAAACCAAAAAGCCCTCGCTAGTAAGTAATTGAACGCTAGGGCTTTTTACAAAAAATGGTGTACAACAATGGTAAAAAGGGTTAAAAATCTATGGCAACAAATTGTTTCTATGGAGAATTTAGAAAAGGCTTATGAGAAATCTAAAAAGAAAAAATCTAAACATAGACATATAAAGAGATTTGAGAAAAACAAGGAAGAAAATCTCAAGAAAATACAAGAAATGCTCGTAAATCAGACTTATGAAGTGTCCCCATATACGACGCAAGTAATTTATGAGCCAAAAGAAAGAATTTTATATAAACTCCCTCATAATCCTGATAAGATTATACAACTGGCTGTAATGAATGTTTTAGAGCCCTATGTTATAAATTGGCTCATTAAAGATACATACGCTTGTATTAAAAAGCGTGGCATACACAAAGCCTCTGATAGGGTTATGGAGTATGTTAAAAGGAATAAATATTGTCTGCAATGTGATGTTAAAAAGTTTTATCCGTCGATAGATCACGATATTTTATTTAATAAAGTTATTGCAAGAAAAATTGGAGATCCTTATTTATTGTGGTTGCTGCATAAAATTATTTATGCAATTGGGGGAGGTAAAAACTCTCCAATAGGGAGCTTATTATCACAGCATTTTGGAAATCTTTATAAAGATAAAACGGACAGATTTGCAAAACAGGAATTAAGAATAAAAGATTATGCACGCTATTGTGATGATTTTTTACTGTTTAGCAATGATAAAAAGCTGTTACACGAGGCAAAATATAAAATAATCGAATTTTGCAAGCGTGAGTTAGATTTGACATTAAAAAGAGCTGATGTTTTCCCTACTTCAAGGGGTGTTGATTTTATGGGTTATCGACATTTTCCAGCGGGTTATAAACTATTAAGGAAAAGCACAGCAAAAAGAAATAAAAGAGCTTTACCAAAAATCGCTGAATTATACGAAAACGGTCAAATGTCGTATGAAACATTTAGATCAAAAATTATGAGTATGGACGGCTGGGTAAAGTGGGCAAATTGTAAGAATTTTAAAGAGAAAACAGGATTAAACAAATTAAAGGAGTTAGCAATGGTAGATTTTTCAAAAATTTGTGATGAGAGGGATAAAAACCTCCGCAAAGTAAAAGGCGAAAAAGTTGATATTAAAGACTGGTTGGGAAAACCGATTAAAATATCATATTTCAAAATTACAAAATCGAGCAAAAAACAAGGCACAAACTGTATGTCGGTTGAATTTTATTATGACGGTAAGGCTTATATGTTCTTTACCGGTTCACCTAATTTAATGTATTTAATCGACAAATATTTAACGCCTGAAATGGTAGAACAGGGAGAAACCCTAGACGCAACAATAGTACGAAAAGACGGTATGTTAGTTTTAGCATAAGGAGGAAAAATGAGAGGATTACCGAAATTTTTTAACACGAAACAGGATTTTTTAAACTGTTTAGCAATGTTTCCAGAGGAAACAAAAGCGGAACTTAAAAAACTTTTAGATTATCGTTTTAGCTGGTTTGATGTAGCTGTAATTGAGGGCGAAGTAACCGAGCTTGGCGTAAATCAAAGGGTTATTGAAAATGGGGACGAAAAGATATTACAGGAAGAAAAAGAAGATCCTAACGCTAGGATTTTTCAACTTGGTTTTACAGTTGCAGAAGTTGAGGAGTTGTTGAAATGATTAAATTAAGATATGACATCACAACAGGAGCGGTAGGAAATGGATATACAGAAAATATCGAAGTACCGCAACCTTATTTATTGATAACAGAGGAAGAACACGACAAAATAAAAAACGATTTCAATAATTATTATTTTGTTGAGGCTGGGGAATTGGTAGCAAGAGAGAAAATGCCAATAATCAGAAAAGAGGCATTTTTAAAAGACTTTTTCGCTACTTCATTGGGATATATCAGGTTTAAACCTACATTAAAAAATGGATCTCAAATTGATTTTATCTCATTATTGCCACAATATAAAGCTATTGCAAGTGTTTCGGGTTTACCCGCTGGAGCTTTTATATTCTATCGTGAGCCTGATTATACACAAGATTTTACAGAAGAATATCTACAAAGTTTGCAAGGGTTAAGTCCAGCTATGACACTTGCAGAATATCAAAAATTTGAGTTAGAAGTTACAAACGCTTATCAAAAAGCGTTTTTTGGTTAATTTTAGGGCGGGGTTGGTCGGGTATTTCGGGCTGGGCAGATTTGCTAGGGACATTTATGTCCCTCGCAAATTCAAAATGTAGTAATTTAAGGAGGATTTAAAATGAATGAGAAAATGGAAAAAGCTATTTTGGAATGTTGCGAAAATCACGCCGGAGTATTATCTCAAGATGTAATCGATTTTATTTATGATCTTGCTAATACTGTGATTAAAACTACTGATAATGTGATCGACGACGCATTTATCGGTGTTATTAACACAACTAAACCAATGCTTGAAAAGGTAGTTGCTGATTTAGTGGATAAAATTGACGAGGAGTAGGGGGTTATGGCTTTTGATATTGCAAAAGCCGTTGAAAGCATAGGTCAAGCCGTCGAGGGCGGCTTTTCTTATGCTGAAAAGGCTAAAGAAAATCAATCAGAAACAGAAATTATAAAAATCAATAAAAGATATGTAAAAGCTCTAAACACAGCTGAAAAGCTGATTTTATTAACATATCGATATTTTAATGATTTCAAGGAAAAAGATCAAAAAGAGTATGAGGAGCTCATACAAAGGTTTATTAAATACAATTAGAGGGCGTTATGTGCTTTGAATGTTTCAATAAATTACCAAAATTTTATTATCGAGGTCAAGAGTTTTTAACGTGGTACGACGATAAAAATTGTCGTGTTGGATTTTCTGAACTTCCGCATATTTGCAACAAGCATATCAACAAAACGGTAATGAAAAAAGATGAGATTAAAAAGGCAAAGAAAAAGCCTTTATTTTTGGAAAATACCGTTACTGTATGTCTTATTGATAAGCGAAAGGGTAAAACTTATATATTCACTATAAAAGCCGGTTACGATTACGACGGTGCGTCGATTTCTCGTTTTTTATGGCGAGTTATTGGTTCAAAAGAAAATATCGAGTTTAAAATTGCAGCATTGATCCACGACGTATTATGTGAAAATCACGGCTATATTGATAATGATAGATATTTCTCTACTTTTATATTTGAGAGGTTGTTATTTATTGGTGATGTTGGAGATTTTAGGCGTTGGGCTATGAAACATTCAGTAGATAATTTTCAGAAAATAGTAGGAAAGTGGGGGTAAATTTGGATATTGGAGCTATTGCAACGGTTGTTGCTATTCTCGTAGGTTTGTCGGGTTTAATTGTAAACCTTATAACTTGCGGTATTTATATAGGAAAACTTGAGGGCTTTAAAGAATTGGTAAATTTTAGATTTACTGAACAAGATAAAAAGCTGGAAAAACATAATAATTTTATTACTCGTGTTTATGATCTCGAGAAAAAAGTAGGCATTGACGACGAAAAAATAGACGTTGCTAATCATAGAATTGAGGATTTAGAGGAGGCACAAAAAAGATGTTTAAATGCAAATATTTCAAGGCATACGAACTCGTAAGCAAAGCCGTTTATAATAAATTTGGTGAGTTATCTTGGCAATTTTTTGACGCTGATGTATTAGCGGATCTCGATACAATTCGAGAAACTTGGGGAGCGTCCATTACTATAAATAATTGGTATTGGGGCGGACAATATAACGAAAGCGGATTAAGATCTAACATTGATAGTATCTTAAAAGGCAAAAAGACGCTTTATCTATCCTCTCACGTTCTTGGTTGTGGATTTGACCTAAAAGACGGTAGAGGACGTAACACAGAGCTACACGCTCATATTTGTAATTTAATTAAACAAAAAAAATTGCGAAAAATCAGACGAGTAGAGGATCTGAAAAGTACCCCTACTTGGTGTCATTGCGACGCATTTCAAACACATAATGACGTTTTAACAGTTTTCAAGGTGTAAGTTTTCTTTCTCCTTTCGGCTGTATGTACACTATACCACCCGTACCTTAATTGGTGCGGGTGTTTTTTTATGCAGCTTTGACGAATACAAATTTTTCTCCGTCCTCGAACTCGATAACTAGAGGCTCTTTGTTTTTGGATTTTTTCCAGTCTTTGATCTCTTGGTTTAATTCTTGCTCGACTTCTTGATCGGTTTTCATATTACCTCCTTTGTGTTACTTTATAACTCAATAAAATTTTTTGTGGATAATTTTAATCAAAAAATTGCTCATTAAAATTTTTCCCGACTTTTTCCCGACTTACCATTTTGAAATTGTATAAAATCAATAATAATCATTTGACATCAAAAATAGTTAAGATTATAGTAAAATAAGGGCAAGAGGTTGATCCTCTAACCAAAATAAGAGCGTTTCCTTTTGGCTACGAACCAAAGGACACAAAATAAAATTTGACAATTAAATAAAATATTAAATGCGAGTGTAGCCCAGTTGGATAGAGCGTTTCGCTACGAACGAAAAGGTCGGGGGTTCGAGTCCCTCCACTCGTGTTTTTTATTTTTTCCCGATTATTTCCCGACCATAACGAACGATAGTAATTGATTATAATTGATTATTAAATAATGGTAATTTTTTATTTAATGTCTTTTTCCTTGTTTCTTTTCGGTGTTCTTTATCATAATTATTGTGGCTCTTTACAAGTGCATTGACATTGTTTTCTTAAATCAACCGGATTTCCAGTTTTGCAATCAATAGCCATATACCACAATTTTTCTTTTGCTTTTGTAAGAACTTGTTTTGCATTTTTTTGGGTTATTATTTGGGGCTTAATCATTTTGAATAATCTCTCCAATCTTATCAATTCCATTCCTACAAGGGATTTGCTCTCCAGCCTCCCATTCATTTGCTATACCTATTACAAGTTGCGTCGTTATAACTTTATACCAATCGTCTTTTTCTGTATCAAAATCTGCGTATGCCTCTCCTATATAATTACCTTTTCCCCTACCACCATATACTTTAAATTTCTGTCCTTTTTTAATTAGCATTTACCTTACTCCTTTCATATAATTTTTGCGTCATTATTTCAGTTAATTTATAATTATCTTTAATAAGATCGAACATTTTATTGATTTGTATTTTTGTTCGTTTAACAAATGGGTTAAATATAATCTTTTGAGTTGTTTCATTTCTGCTTGGATTATCAAAAAGCATATAAAATTTCCTGCGTATTAAAAAATCTTGTGCAGACTCTCGCCAATAATATCGGCTTTTTCTGTATTCCTCATACCAATTATTTTTTTTTAAAATTTCATAAGCTAAATCTGTATGCTCGCCCCAACTACATTCTTCAAAATTCCCGTTAGGAGCAAGCCAACCGCTTACAATAGTTTTGCATTCAGATCTAACAATCTCAAAGTTAGAATAATAATTATATCTTGCCATATTGCACCTCCTAGTAGTCGTCTATTATGTCGATTGCGTTTTGTTTGCGTACGGCGTCGCTGTGAGTGTATATCATAGTCGTTGATATATCAGCGTGCCCTAAAAGTTCTTTAACCACAACAATATCTACTCCTTTCTCTATTAAGCGTGTTGCAAAAGTATGCCTCAAATCGTGAAAAACAAAGTTTTCTATACCAGCCTTTTTAAGAGCTGTTCTAAACGCCTTTTTAATGTCGGTATATGGTTTGTTTGTTCGAGGATTTACAAAAACATACTCACTTGTGCTAGTTTTCTTGATTTCCAGCAAAATTTCTCTCAAAGTTTTTGAGATTGGTATTTTACGCTTTTTACCTGATTTTGTATGTAATAGCTCGATATAATTACCTTTAAAATCAATATTGAGCCATTTTAAAGTCAAAATCTCGCTTTTTCTTGCACCAGTTTTTAAAGCAAAAATAACGATCGGTTTTAATCTTTCATCTAAAAATATAAAAAGTGTTGTTTCTTCTTCTTTTGCTAAAACTCTAATTTTATAATTTTCCTCTAGCATTTTTTTAACATTTTCCAGCGGGTTTTTACTCAATAATCCGTCCGCAATACAAAGATTGAACATTTTGCTTAATGCCTCTAAATATCGGTTGATACTAGAGTTTTTAAGCTCAAGTTCTAATCTTAAATACTGTTTGAAGTTCTCGATCATTGTCGGAGTTACTTCTGTTAAGTCAATATTTCCAAAGAAAAATTTTAAGCGTTTTGCCATACTTAAATCGCTTTTATGACTGCGTTTATTGATTTCTGAATAATGCAAGTAGATGTCTAAACCCTCCTTAAAGGTGGGTTTTTTCTTATTTTCCAGTATTCCTAAATTACCTTTCATAAGCTCGGATTTGACAATAGCCTCGTACATATCAGCCTCTTTTTTGTTTGTCGCACCCTTGCAAGCTCGATAATATTCTTTTCCATTAAGTTGAAAGCGGTAATACCATTTGTTATTACCGCCTTTTTTAAAAGTTGTCATTATGCTGCCGTCCTTTTTCTCGTTTCTAACCATTTCTTGAGATCGTCCTCAAAAAATAAAACATCTTTTCCGAATTTTCCCGTAATATTTTTAGGGATAATTTTACGGTTGATCCAATTATTTAATTTTTCCTTTCTCTTTTGAGGATCATTTATAACATCTTGAAATAAAAAATCTGCTGTCTTTTGTTTAGACCATAAACCTGATTTTTCCATTACGCTTTCTCCTTTTCAAATAAAACCGTTATAATCTGTTTTCTTGTTTTGTCGTAAACAAGTCGATAAATTTTATCCTGATAAGAAAATCTAAACACCGTTACTCTATTGCTCTGTTTTTCTACAAACTCCAGCTCATTATTTTGGATTTTCTTTATCAAGTCTTTTTCATCAAGTAAAACGCCGATCCTTTCTAAAGATCGGCGTTGAAAGTGTGTTTTAATAGCTTTCTTTTTGCTCGGCATTTTACCTCCTATGCCGAGAAATTAAATTCGTATTGCTTACGGCTTGCTATGTAGTCGCATAAGTGCACAAAATTTTGAGCTTTTGTGCTAGGTTTCGGCATTATTTCAACCGTGCTGTTCCATTCAGTATTCCATTGTCCCATATGCGTTAAGACAAGATCTGCTAATTTTTCGGCTATTTCTTTATCTTCGCATTGTTCTTTTATGAAATTAGCCATTTGTACAGGGTGATCCGCCTTTGTATAGGTTGAATATTCTACACCGTGTTTTAAGCCGTCGTGTAAAATCAATGCTCCGATAATAAAATCTTTATCCGGTAATAAAGGAGCGAACATTTCCATTCTAAAAAGTTCCTCCGCTGTTCTTACTGCTGCTTTTGTATGTCTTACAAGCCCGCCCTCTCTTAGTGCATAATTTGGGTGATATTTTCCGGTTGAGCTTGCAGCAACTTTAAAAAAGTAATCGGGTAATTTTTCGATTAAATTTTTGATAATTTCTCTAACTTTTTGATCTTTTATAAAAAACAATTCTCTTGTAAAATTTTCTGATTTTGTCATTTTCTTTCTCCTCAATGTTTAAAATGGTATTCAGTCTAAATATCTGTCCGAAGTTACTTGTCCGAACTCGTTTACAATTTCTCTAATTTCTGCGGTTTTTTGGATTTCTGACACTATTTCTAGGACATAAATATTACAGCGATCGTATCTGCTCGCTACTGATTTTGCGTCCTCAAGAGCCTCTGCATAAGTGTTGTAAATTTTCTTTGGTTTGCTCTCTGCTGGATTATAAACATAGTATTTTTTGTTTTCTTGCTCTCGTATTGCATAATTTGACAATTCAATATCGTCGATTTTATCTATATGAATACGACCTTGTAAATCGTTGCCGTTTTCGTCCACGACTGTTAAATCAACATCTTTTTCAAAATTATTTTGGTTTAATCTTGTAATTATTTTTAAAATTCTTTTCATTTTTTTTATTTTCTCCTATTTGCCTTGCGTGATAATTTTTGCATTTTATTTTTTGCTTTTTTCTTGTTTTTGTTGTACCTCTTGTCGAACGTGAGGTTTTTCCATTCCTCTAGTGTTATTCGATCTTCCTGTGGTTCGAGTGTTTTTATTTTCTCCTCCATTTAGTTTACTCTCCTTTTCTTTTTTAATTCTCATTAACTGCCTCAACGCTTTATCGTGTTGAATATTTATAATTTTCTTATCCATATATGGACTATTTATTGTGAACTGGTCGATCATAACTTGTACATCTGCCATTTCTTCGATAATATTTTCAAGATCGCCCTTTGTGATTGCTACAATCAGCTCTCCTAATTCCTGTATAAGTTGGCGTTCTTGTGCTTGCTTGCCGTAATGATTAAAAATAATTTTGCAAGCAGTATAATAATTTTCGATCTCCATTCTATCTCCTTATTTCAATGCGATTTCTAAAATAAACTATTACAGTCCCGCAATTATTCCCGCCTCTTGGCTTTCCTGTTTCCGGATCTATAAAAGATATTCGACCTTTTAATACTTCATACTCAAACTTGCCCTCAATATAGTCGTGCCACGCTATTGTGTCCATTGCTAAAATTGGTAAGATCATTACGCAAATAGGACAATTTCCACTCATAACTTCGTCGTGAGCTTTCTTTATAAATTCAGCTTTTTGACTAAATGGAGGATTACAAAATGCTCTATACCCCCCCCAATTCGAGGTTAAGGCGTCTTGATCTAAATCGTGATAAAAACCATTCATACATAAGCAATTATCGTAATTACAAGCTATATCTATTTCAAAATTAAAGATTTTGTTTAATTGTTGAAAAATATAAGGCGGTGTCTGAAAAAAGTCGTTTCCTCGTCCTTTTTGGTTCATTATCATTGTTTTTCTCCATAAAAAATAATCACAAGTTAAGAGGCTCGAACTCTTACTAACAGCTTTGGAGGCTGTCGTGCTACCAATTACACTAAACTTGCAATTATTAAGATTTTGTTAATACTGTTTAGAAGTTAAACAATACAAGCAATTCGGGATATTGTTTTAATTCTTCTTTTAAGAAGTTTACCTCATCTAGTAATGCTTGTTCTTCTGCTTGTTCAAATTTTGGAGCTTGGATTAAAATACTTACTCCGCCTCTGTTGTCATAAACTAGGTTTACTTCAACGTCATAAAGTTTGTTGTAATTGCCTTTTGCATAAGGTAATCTAACGATAAAATTATCAGGCAAGATAATGTCCTCATCTTCTCCGCCTCGCATTTTAAACTTAATTTTAACGCCCTCCTCTGTTTCACCATTTACATAGAAAGGTTTTGAAACAGTTTCAGCTCTGCCAATTACTCTTATGTCTAATAATGTAGGGTATAGCTCCTCAAAATTTACGATTGACGGGCTTAATTTTTGCATTAGTAATAAAAATTCTTCGTGGCTGTAAGATCTGCCAATACAATTTTTAAATGCTAACCATTGCTCCGATAAACTTCTTCTAAATGTGCAATTACCTCTTTGAAAATCATCATCAGCCGTAAAATGTCCGCCCTGACTGCTGATAACAGCTGTTGCATATTTACCGGTTTCTTTATTGCGTCTTTTTAATTCTTCTTTGATAAAATCCGAAAAAGATTGAACTGTTGATACTTCTTCGCTGTTTTTCAGATAATCTCTTACGACATAGCGACGATCGGCGTCATTATAAAAAGCCTCTTTTTTAGTTGTTGTATAATTCCCGTAAATTATAGCCTCGTCTTTTACAGGTCTTTGCACTTGAATATTTTGCAAAATTCTTTTAATTTCGTTAATCATTTACTGCTCCTTTATGGTGTGTTTCGTTTATATCTACTACTGTTCTTGTGCTAAATATTTTTAGCTGGTTTGGATCGTCCATATACAAATTACCTTTTTGATCTCTAAAATAAGGATTTGACGGTACTTTGCCTTTTGGTTTTGTTGTCTTA